CGTCTGTACCGTATGGTGCCGGACTTTGAAGCAGTCAATGCTGACCCCAAGTGGATCGCATGGCTCAACGAAGTTGACCCGCTGATCCGAGCCCCCCGAGCTTCTGTTGCACAGCAAGCGTTCAACCGAGGCGACGCTGAAGGAGTAGCACACTACGTGGCGATGTTCAAAAAGAGCGTCAAGCTAGTAGAGCCAACTGCCGACAAGACCACTGAGCTTGAACTTCAAATTCAGCCGAATCGTGGTGCCACAAGCACACCCCCTACCTCTCAAAAAGGTAAGGTCTACACCAACGCAGACATTGAAAAGATGTTTCGCAGGGCGACTGATCTGGGTATCAAAGGGCGCAGCGATGAGGCAAAGAAACTTGAAGCTGAAATTGATGCAGCGTTCACAGAAGGTCGCGTAATCGCGTAATCCGTGGGCAAAGTATCTAACCCAACCTGTTTTTAATTTAGGAGGCCACCATGCCTGCAGTTTATCCCGTCTCCGGTGGCTTCGCCACCAACCCCTCGTACTCCGGTGCGTTCATCCCCACCCTGTGGTCGGGCAAGTTGCTGGCCAAGTTCTACCAGAACACCATGCTGTCGGAAATCGCTAACACCGATTACGAAGGCGAGTTGAAGAACCAAGGCGATACCATCCGTATCCGTCTGGCTCCCTCCATCAGCATCTCTGACTACACCGTTGGCCAGAACTTGTCGTATGAAATCCCCACTCCTATCTTCCAAGATATGCAAGTGAACAAGGGCAAGTACTTCGGCGTGCAAGTCAACGACGTGCTGGCCTATCAGTCCGACATGAACTTGATGAACATGTTCACTGAAGACGCAGCCAAGCAGTTGAAGATCAGCATCGAAAACGAAGTGTTCTTCAACAACATGGTCACTGAAGGCCCTGCCGCTGCCAACGAAGGCGCTACCGCTGGTGCTATCTCTGCTGCCTACAACTTGGGCACTGACGTCGCTCCTGTTGATCAAGCCACTCCTGAGAACGTCTTGAAGGCGATCCTGCGTATGTCCACAGTGTTGGACGAGCAGAACGTGCCTGAAGATGGTCGCTGGTTGGTGATCAGCCCCTACGACCGCCACCTGTTGATGCAATCCAACATCGCTCAAGCCTACTTCACTGGCGACGCTCAGTCGACCATCCGTAGCGGCAAGATCGGCATGCTGGACCGCTTCACTGTGTACGTGTCCAACTTGCTGCCACGCGGCGCTGCTGGTAAAGCTCTGGTTGCTGGCCTGACCGACCCTGCCACTGGCGGTGCCGTGTCGAACGCCAAGGCCCGTCGCATGATGGTTGCTGGCACCAAGGCAGCAATGTCCTTCGCCATGACCGTGAACAAGACCGAGCCCCTGCGTAACCAGACTGACTTCGGCGATATCGTCCGCGGTCTGGCTGTGTATGGCCGCAAGGTTGTGAAACCTGAAGCCTTGGTCACTACCATCGTTGGCTCCGCCACCTGATCGGTGACACAATAAAGGGGCTCTTCGGAGCCCCTTTTACATTCTGGAGAACAAATGAACGTAATCGACCTTATGGTTCGCCTAGGTGGCGAAACCCTGAACAACAAAGTCCGTGTAGTGGTTGAAGGCAAGATTGTCGTCTTGGCTCGCATGATCGGCACCGAGTGGGAATACACCCCTGAAGGCCAAGAGTTGGCTAACAAACACTCCAACCAAGTCGTGGCCGAAGCCAAGGCAACCCGCACTCGCAAGCCTAAAGATGTACCTGTTGAGCCCGTTGCGGTAGAATTGGCTAATGTAGAGCCTGAACTGTGAGGTAGACCATGGCCACCGCAAAAGTTGTAGACCTCGTCTCTCGGGCGCAGACGTTGCTCCAAGACACCACATCTGTACGGTGGCCTGTATTGGAGCTGCAAGGATGGCTCAACGACAGTTACCGCGAGACTGTCAATCTTCGCCCAGACGCCAATACGGCAACTGGCGAGTTCACCTGCGCTGCAGGGGCACGACAAGTCGTGACCACCACGTTTTCTTCGGCACTTCGCGTCATTGAAGTCGTGCGAAACACAGCTGTTACGTCCGCTAAGGGCGCAGTTCGCTTGGTCAACCGCCGAATGCTTGATGACCAGCGTCGCAACTGGTATGCAGAGACTCCGACTGTAGACATTCAGCACTACATGTACGATCCGCGCCTGCCCAAAGAGTTTCTGGTGTACCCACCAGCCTCGACTGCGGCCCGCCTTGAAGTGGTCTACTCGTCTGTGCCGCTGGCGCACACGTTAACTGAAGCTCAGCTGATTAATCCAACCACTGCGGACGTCATCCGCATCGACGACAGCTACTTCAACGCACTGCTGGACTACGTGCTCTACCGCGCATACAGCAAAGACGCAGAGTACACAGCCAACGCGCAACGCGCCGTGGCCCATTACCAAGCCTTCCAGAATGCTTTGGGCGTCTCCGCTCAGACTAACGCTGCGTCGCAGCCGGGAGCCGCTTAATGGCCAAACTGTGGGCTGACTTCATACCGCTGCTGGCCCCGCACTTGCCCGGGTGTCCAGACCCCAGCTTGAAGCTGTATCTGGCCTCTACGGCCTCGGATTTCTTCGCCCGCACCTACCTGTGGCGTGAGGAGATCGACGCGATCTACGTGGCTCCCAACCAAGTTGACTATGACATCGACCCATTCACTGGGCTGGTTGAGGACGTCATCTCCGTGGTGTACGGCGAGTCTACGCTGACGCGTACTGACATACGTTTGATCGGCGCTGAAAAGTTGTCAGAAACTGGCGAGCCACGCGAGTATTGGGTGCAAGCAGACAACAGCGTCCGCGTCTTCCCAACACCAGAGAAAAACACAGTTCTCAAGGTGTACGCTGCCCTCAAACCAAACCGCTCTGGGACTGGTGTTGAGGACTGGATTTACGAGACTTTTGCGGATACCATCGTCAGCGGTGCCATTGCGCAACTGGCCATGATCCCCGGAAAAGAATGGTCCGACACCGCGCTCGCAGGAATGCACAAGGGGTTGTATGAGCGGGCTATCACAAACGCCCGAATTCGCGATTTCCGTGGTGTTCGGATGATGGTGCGACAACGCCCAGCTGCATAGTAAATTTTTCGTGAGGCGCTAAATGAGCATCCCAACCGTAGCAGTCACCTGCACCGCTAACGACCAAAACGGTAACGCTGTTGCTGGCGGTACTTTTCGCGCTCGCCTCAACAGCACTGAAATCTACAACGGTTTCGTTGTTCCCGAGCAGGTCGTTGGTGTGGCCGATGCCAATGGCGTTTGCGTTCTGCAACTCTGGCCCAATGCTTTGGGTGTCGCCGGATCGGCGTACCGCATCACAGCAGTCAACCCAGACACCGGCCAGAAGTACTTGGACACCACTGCGGTTGTGCCCAACAGCGCCTGTAACCTGCACCAGATCATCGTAGCAGCCCCATACCCTACGATTGACGCTTCTGAGCAAGCTCTTATCGCAGCTCAAGGCGCACTTGCACTGGTCACTGCGCAGGCCGGGATTGCCACCACCAAAGCCGCTGAAGCTAGCGCATCGGCAACAACTGCCACCACCCAAGCGGGCATTGCTACAACGCAGGCAACAACTGCCACTACGCAGGCAGGCATCGCTACAACGCAGGCAGGCATCGCTACAACGCAGGCGGGCACGGCTACAACCCAAGCCGGGATTGCCACAACTCAGGCAAGCACAGCAACAACCCAAGCAGGCGTCGCGACAACTCAGGCGGGTATCGCTACCACCAAGGCTTCTGAGGCCGCTTCCTCGGCTTCTACTGCGGCAACCCATGCGGCTACAGCCACGACTCAGGTGGGTATCGCCACTACCAAGGCTTCTGAGGCCGCTGCATCTGCTGCCAACGCAGCAAGTTCGGCATACGTCGCAGGTTTGAATTCTGACGCGGCGCTCGTGTCCAAAAACCAAGCTGCTGCATCTGCAACTGCGGCGGCAAGCTCCGCTACCGCTTCGGCTGGTTCTGCTACCGCAGCAGCCACGAGCGCGAGCAACTCCGCAGCTTCAGCCTCGACAGCAACCACACAGGCAGGCATTGCCACGACGCAAGCAGGTCTGGCCACAACCGCCGCTAGCACGGCAACAACCAAGGCCAATGAGGCCGCAACATCCGCAAGCAACGCCGCATCGTCGGCTACTCTGGCTGCAGCACAAGCTGCTGTGTACACTGACGTGCAGTCTGCAATAATCAACATTGCCGCCGATGTGATACGCACGCAAACTGTAGTCGTTGGGCACCACGCTTTCGTTTAAGGAAAAACCATGAGTTTAGAAACTGATGTCCAAGCACTGACAAATGCCACGACTGACCTGCTGATTGCGGTCAACGTAAGCAAAGCCACGCTGGACGACAAAGTCGATGATGCTGGTGCGTTTGCTACTGCATCCCTCAACAGCGCCAACGCTTCAGCTGCTAGTGCAGCTACAGCCACCACACAAGCTACTGCTGCAAGTACTGCCCGTACAGGTGCTGAAACTGCAAGAGATGCCGCTGTAGTCGCTCAAAACAACGCTGTGGCGGTCGTTACAGGGGGTACAGCTACCCTGACACCTTCTCCTACAAAGATTCCTTTGTCGGATGCCCAAGGTAAGATTGCAAAAGGTTGGCTGACCAACACTGATCTGGTTGAGCAAACTGACATTGGCACTGCACCTAACGAGATTCCTCTGAATCAGTACTTGGGTGAGATGGCGTACATGGACGCTAACACCATTCCAGCTATTGGTGTAGCTACAGCTAATTTGGCTACGGCCAACGTCACTAACTTAATGCAGGTCACTGAAGTTAGTACTGTGATGCCAACTTTGAATTTAGATTTTGCCAAGGTAAAGCAGCTAGACCCACGGATTACTTTTACTCGTGCAAGCACAGGTACTTACTATGACGGTAAGGCCCGAGCTAAAGCTGAAGAGAATTTGTTGTTGTGGAGTCAGGAGTTTGGTAATGCTGCTTGGCAAAAAGTAGATACCGTAGTATTATCGAACGCGATAGCTGCTCCAGACAGCACCCTTACTGCTTCATTGGTTACTGAAACGGCTACAACAGCCCAACACTATATAAGAGCCTCAGTAGGTACTGCTATAACACCCGGAAGTACGTTTTCAATATTTTTCAAGAAGTTTACAAATACTAGAAACTTTATGGTTGCTACAGGCAACAACAACTATGGTGTATTTGTTGATGTTTCAGTGACACCTCCTGTGGCATCTAATTTAGATGGCACTAATTTAGCTCAAAACATTTTAATTACCGATGTAGGCAACGGTTGGTATAGGTTATCTTTTACAGCAGCTTCAAATATTGGTGTTGTTGGTAGCATGATTATTTGGCCTGCACAAAACTTTGGTGCTTACCTTGGCAATACGTCTTTTGGTATATACCTCTGGGGCGCTCAACTAGAACAACGTAGTGCAGCCACAGCTTATACACCCACAACAACTCAGCCTGTCACGAACTATATTCCAGTTCTTATGACGGCAGCTTCTGGCGTACCAAGATTTGAACATAATCCGATTACCGGAGAAAGTCTAGGCTTGGAAATAGAAGAGCAACGGACTAACTTGTTGACTTATAGTGAGCAGTTTGATAATGCGGCGTGGACGAAAAGCAATGCGACCGTTACTGCAAATGCAACGACAGCCCCTGATGGTACGTTGACTGCGGATAAGTTGGTGGAAAATACAGCAACAGGCGCTCATTACGCCTATCAAACACCCACTTTGGCTGCTACGTCTTACACTCTTTCCGCATATCTGAAAGCTGGTGAACGTAACTGGAGTTTGCTGAACTGTTTTGCAGGCACACAGTTTTATGCGTATTTCAACTTGGCAACTGGAACAATCGGATTGACATCTGCTGGAGTTGTGGCGTCTTTAAATAGCGTTGGTAATGGGTGGTATCGCTGCGCCATTCAATTTACACCTAGTGCTGGCGCATCTGATCTTGGTATTCGATCTGCTTCATCTGATGGCGGCTCAAATTACACAGGCAACGGCTTCTCAGGCATCTACATCTGGGGCGCTCAACTAGAAGCTGGTGCATTTGCCACATCGTACATTCCCACGACAACGGCTCAGGTTACACGAGCAGCTGATTCAGCGGTTATGACTGGTGTTAATTTTAGTAGTTGGTATCGTCAGGATGAGGGTACTGTTTATGTTGACGTTGCAAATTTTAAATCAAGCACAACTGTCAATGCTGCATTACTAACACTTGCAGATAATCCGCTGTCCTCTTCGTGGGTTTCAATCTACGGAACTACAACAAACATTTTAGTAGGACGTAGGGCTTCAGGAACCAGCGGTTCTAATCTTGTGTTTGCAATTTCAGCTTTGAGTAACAGAGTGGTATATTCTTATTTATCAGGTGGAACTGACGCAGCTAGCTTAAATGGAACAACCCCGGCAACTAGTGCATCTTTGGCATCATATACAAACACCCAAATGCTTATTGGCGGGTTTGGAAGTAATCCAAATTCTCTCAACGGCACCATCAAGAAAATCACCTACTACCCACAACGACTTGGCAACGCTGAGTTGGTTGAAATCACAGCATAAGGAGATATTATGGCAACAATTAAACTGGTAGGGGGTGCACCAAATCAAGTACCCCGTCATAAAGACTTAGGCAACTTGGCTTATGTGAACGCAGACGCTGTGACCATTCAACCACAGGCTTCCGTTACCCCCAACGGTGCTGGTGATATGGTCTTTCAGCTGACCTCCAATACGTCTTTGGTTATCAAGGTCAAAGGCTCTGACGGTGTTGTTCGTTCAGCAACACTAACACTTGCATAAGGATTCATTATGACTATTCAAAATAATTTCCCGGCTATAAAGCCTTCGCTGAATCTTGACTTTGCTAACACCAAACAGCTTGATCCACGGATTACTTTTGCTCGTGCGAGTACTGCAAGGTTTTACGATGGTAAGACTACTGCAAAAGCTGAAGAGAATTTGGTTTTGTATTCGCAAGAGTTTGATAATGGGGTTTGGACAAAAGCCAGTGCTACAGTTACGGCAAACGCAACAACAGCGCCTGACGGTACAACCACAGCCGATCAAGTAACAATCACAGGTTCTGGTTTATTTTTGCAGCAAGTTGCTGTCGTTCCGGGAACAACATACACCGTTTCTTTCTATGCTTTAGCTGGAACTGCAACTACTGTTAATTATCTTATTTTTAACGTAACTGCATCTTCAACTATTGTTGCACCTACGAATTATGTTCCACTGCTAAACTCATCTACTTGGACAAGGGTTTCGTTTAGCTTTACCGTTCCAGCAGGTTGTACCTCAATCTATGTAGACTTGGCACGTGCTTCTAGTAACGGGACAATAAACCTTTGGGGCGCTCAACTAGAGCAACGCTCCTTTGCAACAGCCTACACACCAACAACTTCACAGCCAATAACCAACTACATTCCTGTATTGCAAACAGCTGCAGCAGGTGCTCCTCGCTTTGATCACAATCCAGTTACAGGTGAAAGCTTGGGGTTGTTAATAGAAGAGCAGCGGACTAATTTGTTGTTGCAGTCAGAGACGTTTGATAGTGTGGTTTGGTCCAAGACAAATGTTTCAGTGCTAGGTAATTCTGCTATTTCACCTGACGGCACGCTGAGTGCAGACAAAATATTAGAAACAACTGCTAACGCAGAGCACACTCTTTTTCAGCAACCAGCATATGCTTGGGCTTCTGGATCAAAAGTCTGTTTTTCTGCCTATCTTAAACAGGGGGAGCGTAGATACGCTAAATTACTAGTTGGTGGCTCATTGGTAGGGTGGAACGCATACTGTGCTTTTGATCTTCAAACAGGGGTATCTGGTACGCCATCAGCAAATAGCGCAACAGCAACTGCTAGTATGACGGATGTTGGTAATGGTTGGTATCGCTGTGTAGTTGTTGCAACGCCATCGGTATCCTCCACAACCGTTACAATAGGTTCTGTGTATATCAACAACAGCCTTGGTGCTAACGATAGTTCTTATCAAGGCAACGGCTTTAGCGGTATTTACGCTTGGGGCGCTCAACTGGAAGCCGGAGCATTTGCCACCAGCTACATCCCAACAGTAGCATCTCAGGTTACACGAGCAGCTGATAGTGCGAGTATTACTGGGAGTAACTTTAGCAGTTGGTATACGCAAGGGCCGGGGACTTTGTACATTGATTTAAATAGTATAGGGACAACCAATAGCAAATTTGCGGGTGTGTTTTTATATAGCTCTGATAACAGTGCCCTACATTCGGTTGCTAACTCTGGTAATAATTCGGCTTACACTTACACAACCGGATTTGCGCTTCAAGTATTTCTTGCAACTACGTTGACTGCACCAGCAAAACTTGCTTACGCATACGAAACCAATAATTTTGCATTTGCTAGCAACGGCGCATTGGTGGGCGTTGATGGGCTTGGTAATTTGCCAATCCTAAATAAACTTCTTATTGGCTGGAATCAAGTAGACAACCAAGGAGCTGCTAGCACAATCAAGAAGATTGCTTATTACCCACAACGTCTTACCAACACCCAACTCCAAGCCCTCACATCTTAAGGAAACACTATGACTGATTTGTATCTCAAATTCGCTGACGAAGCACAAGCAACCGACACCCTCTACACCTTACATCCAGAGGTTGTAACTGAAGAAGGCACTGTGGTGGCAGAAGCCTACAGCACACCCAACTTCATGAACATTGACACCATTGGTGTTATCTCAAAACCTACTGGTGAAGTAGATGCTGAAGGCAATCCTGTGATGGAAACTCTGGAAGGCTGGCACGTAAACATCCGCCTTGCTGCATGTGAAGATGCCACTGCTCTTGAAGCTTTCAAAGTAGAACCACGAAACCCTATGAGAGTCTGGGGCTGAGCTCGCAGCCGCAGGCACCTGCGGCATAATTGGCCCTATTGAATCTAGCTGTAAAGAGGAACCGGTGAGATGAGCACTACCCATCAAACAACTGAAGGCATGGCCATCATGGCTGCAAAAGCAGCCCCACCGGTTTCTGTTTCGATTGCTTCAGTTGCTGGCGTTCAGGTTTCTGAGATTTTGCTGTGGGCTACGCTGATCTACACGCTTCTCATGATTGGCCATAAGCTGTATGCCATATACAAAGACGTGACTGATCGCACATGAACCGCACTCTTGTTGCCAGTCTGACCCTCAGCGCCTCTGCTCTGGTGGGTTTGGCCGTGCATGAGGGGTACAGGGGTGAGGCGTACATTCCAGTGAAAGGTGACAGGCCGACACTCGGTTTTGGCGATGCCCAAGGGGTTAAGCCCGGTGACAAGACTGATCCTGTTCGTGCGCTGATCCGGCTCAACCAGCAGGCCGACGTGTTTCAGCAGCAGATGCGCCGCTGCATTGGTGATGTTCCGATGTATCAGTACGAGTGGGACTCAATCATTTCTTGGTCGTTCAACGTCGGCTCTCAGGCAGCATGCGGCTCAACGCTGGTGAAGAAGCTGCAATCCTTTGACTACGCCGGAGCCTGCAAAGAGCTGCTTCGCTGGGACCGATTCAACGGAGCTCCACTGGCGGGCCTGACCAAACGCCGCCAAGAAGAGTACAAACTCTGCATGGGGCTCCAGTGATATACACCCACGTCGCTGCCGGTCTGATCGGGGCTACCATAGCCTCACTTGGTGCTTGGCAGGTGCAGGACTGGCGGTACAACGCCCGCATCGCTCAGATGCAAGAGGCTCATGCTGTGAGCCTGAAGGTCTCGACGGAGATAGCCAGAGCGCGGGAACAGGCCCTTGGCAGCGCCAAACAGAAAGTAGAGGAGGCCTATGCCATTGAGAAACGCAAAGCGGCTGTGGCTGCTCGCAGTGCTCGTGCTGAGCTTGATGGGTTGCGCGACGAACTCTACGCCATCTCAGTCCCAGCCCCTAATCCCGGTGCAAATCCCGCCGCCCCCAGCAGAACTGATGGAGTTTCCATCGAACGACGGCTACTCGGAAATTGTGCGGCAGCTCTTGTTGAAGTGGCGGAGCGAATTGATACGTATGTAGTCCAAATCAACGGATTACAGCGGTACGTAACTGACGTGTGTTTAGCGCCGCCTCCACGCTAAGTTTTCCAACCAAAACCCGCTGCATGCGATACGAGATAGTGCCTTGACAAACTCCAAGTCTTTTAGCTGCTTGTGTAATCGTTTCTCCGGTGGGGAGAATTTTTTCGTTTGTTTTCCCCGGCGCAAGGACTCTCTCCAAAGAAATCAGCCCGGCCAGATATTTATCCACTCGGTGTCCGACAGTGCGAGCAGGAACTCCGATTTTTTCTGCAAGTTGCGTGACGGTAAATTTTTTGCCATCAACGCATACGTACACATTGTTTCTTCGGTTATTTTGCTGTGTCTTAATGTCTGCCCACCTGCAATTTTGAGGTTCGTAGTTGCCGTCTGGGTTAATTCTGTCAAGCGAATGCGTCGGCGATGGGCGCAAACCCACGTCTTTCAAAAACACCGCAAAGCTGTTTTGCCACTGCGCGCACACCGTTATACCCCTACCGCCATAGCGGCTCCAGCCTTTGTGTTTAGAATCCGTGCAGCGCTGCCGCATAGAGAGCCAAGTCACATACTCAGGCGTGCGTTTGTTGCCCTTGGTGGCTCCATGCGTAGTGTTGGTGTTACAGCGGGTAGAAATGTTCATAGTATTTATTGTACCGGAGCTGACGAACCAACGCAACTCATAGGCTTGCAGGACTACGTGCGTAACGTCTGTATAGCTCCAAAGTAGCTGTCCGACTACAATCAGGCCTAGTGAGGAACACAATGGCAGCACTTCAGATTAAATCATTTGGCGGGATTTCTCCCAAGGTGCCGCCGCGCTACCTTCAGGATTCACAGGCTCAGACTTCCCTGAACGCCGACGTATTCCAAGGATCGCTCAAGCCCTTGCTGGCTTTGGGTTCTACGGTTGCCACTCTGACCAAAGTCGGCACGCCCCTGACCATCTATCGTTTCGGCCAGAATACAGTCTCTGACAGTCAGTACTGGTTCCACTGGTTGACCGACGTTGACGTGTGCCGCAGCCAAATCGCTGGCGACGTTTCTGAGTGGACGTTCTACACCGGTGACGGAGCGCCCAAGGCCACCTACAACGCCATCGCCCTGTCCGGCTCCAACTACCCCACAGTGTCTCGCCCTCTCGGCATGCCAGCCCCCGGAAGCGCACCTACGGTGTCAGTTGTGGGTACTCCTACCGAAGCCACGGACATCCCAGAGACTAGGGTTTATACCTACACGCTCGTGAACAAAGAGTCTGGGTTTGACTTCGAGTCAGCCCCCGCTCCAGCATCCACCGAAGTCAACGTGCGCGTAGGCCAGAGCGTGACCGTCGCGGGCTTTTCGACAGTTCCATCCGGGTACACGGCATCCCACAGGCGCATCTACCGCGCAACTGCAGGCGTGTTCTTGTTTGTAGCTGAGATCGCAGTTAGCGCTGTCTCGTACTCTGACACCATTACAGCCGAAAACCTTGGTGAAGAACTGCCATCACTGACATGGCTCCCACCGCCAGACACACTCAAGGGGCTGATCAACTTGCCCGGTGGCATCATGGCTGGCTTCACAGGCCGGGATGTGTACTTCTGCGACCCCTACCACCCGCACGCTTGGCCAGTGCAGTACATGCAGTCGCTGGATTTCCTTGTGGTTGGCCTTGGTCGTATGGACACCACGTTGGCTGTACTAACTACAGGTACTCCGTACTTCATCCAAGGCAGCGCCCCTGACTCCATGGTGGTGGTCAAGTCCGATCTGGAACAGGCCTGTGCATCCAAGCGCAGCATCGTGAGTTTGAACGGTGCAGTCATCTACGCCAGCCCTGACGGTCTGGTGTCCTTGTCGCCCAGCGGCTCCAAGATCATCACAGAGAAATACTTCACACGTGCACAGTGGCAGGCACTGTTCTTGCCTAGCAGCATATATGCCTACCAGCATGACATGAAGTACTTCGGGTTCTACAACAACGGAACGACTTCGGGCGGCTTCATCTACGACACCAGCACTGGTGAGTTCACAACGCACGACATCTATGCCGCTGCTGGTTACAACGACTTGCAGGTGGACAAACTCTTCCTTGCTGGTGCTGATCGCAACGTCAAAGTGTGGGGTGTTGGCGCTCTGAAGACTGTGACTTGGAAGTCCAAGAAATTCACGCTCCCACAGGTCATGAGCTTTTCGTGCGCGCAGTTGGAGGCCGAGTCGTACCCCATGACGGCCAAAGTCTATGCAGGCGGCATGCTAGTCCACACGCAGACGGTGACAAGCCGGGATATGTTCAGGCTCCCTCCAACGCCTAGCCGTGACTGGGAGTTCCAGTTTGAGGGCACCGCCGAAGTGTTTTCGTTCACTGTAGCTCAGTCTGTGCAGGAGTTGGCCGGTGTCTAAGAAACTCCCATTTGTCAAATCTGACATCCCCCGAGACCTGCGGATGTTCTTGGATCGCGTGCGCGAGCTTGTATCAGGCTCAGGCGGCGACCGGCTTATCAGCGCGGACGAGCTTGCCTCTGGGGGGCTTACTGGCTCGTTGGTAGCGCCGACGCAGACGTACCTTGCGGCCCCTCCGGCTCCGGCGGATGTAACAGCAACAGCCGCAGTGCGCAGCATCTTTGTGGAGTGGGACCCTCCAGCTTATACAGGCCACGCGTACGCAGAGGTCTGGAGCGCGAGCACTAACTCATTGGCTGCTGCGGTCCTGTTGGGCAT